ATACTTTTGATGCAGGTGGTTCTGCAAATGCTAGTGTTGATGGAGGTGGTGCGCCAGTAATGACTACACACGCTGCTTCTGCTAATTGGTCAGAGCAATCGTTTTCTGCTCTTAGAGGATTTCCTGCGGCTGTTACATTCCATGAAAACAGATTAGTTTTTGCTGGTACTATATCTCAGCCAGATTCTATCTTTATGAGTAAGTCTGCTCAGTATTATAATTTTGATGTAGGTACAGCGGAAGACAATGACTCAATACAAATTACAGCAAGTATCGGTGAAATAAACCAAATACTACATTTAGTATCTAATCGTGATTTACAAATATTTACAACTACATCTGAAATGTTTGTGCCTTCATTTCAAAACAAACCATTAACACCAACTACAACTACAGTTAAAAGACAAACGCCTTTTGGTAGTGCTTTTATTAAACCACAAGTAATAGATGGTGCTACTGTTTTTGTACAAAAAGGTGGAGCTATTGTTAGAGAGTATTTATTTACTGACTCAGAGTTAGCTTATTCAGCAGGGTCAGTATCTGCTTTATCTAGCCATCTTATTAAAGCTCCAAAAGAAATGAACATACTTTATGGTGCAATAGATAGAACAGAAAGTTACATATTTGTTGTAAACAATGATGGTACTCTTGCTGTGTTTAATTCTAACAGAAATGAAAAGCGAGCAGGTTGGACAGAGTTTACTTGTCAAGGTAGATTTATGTCTACTGTAACTATAGATGACAGGGTATTTGCTAACATAGTTATTAACACTGGTGCAGGAACGCACACAATGTTTCTATGTGAATTCCAAGCAGCACTAAATACTGATGTGTCTAAAGTCTATACTGGTAGTGCAGGTGTGTTTGATGTGTCTGCTACTTACGCTAATGGTGCTGTTGTTGATGTAGTTAATGGCACAAACTATCTTGGTCAATATACTGTAGCAGGTGGTAATGTAGATGTTTCTGCTGTTGAGTTGGCTACTGTAGCAGAGATAGGATTAAAGTTTGATGTTAACTTAATAACAAATCCAATAGATATGGTGTCACAAAGTGGGCCAGTTACAGGTGAACCAAGGAGTTTAGCTAGTGTAGTTGTTGACTTAAACACTACTCTATCTGTAAGTGTAAATGGAACTAATCTTTTAATTAGGCAAGTTACTGATGACTTTTCTTTGCAGCAACAACCAGTTACAGGCAAAAAAGAGTTTAGGTTACTTGGGTACAATCGTGATCCACAGATCACAATAAGTCAATCAGCACCATTACCAATGCAGGTTAATGGTATAATAGCGGAGTTAGTATTCTAATGTGTTTTGGCCCAGAATTAATGATGATTGCAAGTGCTGGAAGCACTATGATTCAAATGAGCGCTCAGCAAAGACAAGCAGAAGCTCAAAAAAAAGCTGAAGACAGGCAAGGTAAACAAATACAAATTGATAGAGAAGTAGGAAAAGTGCAAGCAATGCAAAATCAAAATGCGCGTGTACAAGAATATATTTCTGCTGAAAAATCTAATATGGCTGTGTTTTCTGCAAGTGGCGTTGATGTAGATAGTGCATCAATACAAGCTTTTCAAGAAGCTAATGCTGTTACTGTTGGCGAAGATTTAAATGCTATAGCTTTTCAAGCTGATTATGAATCTCGAACTAGGACTGTGCAAGCAAGATTGGCAAAAGAAAGAGGTGCTAATGCTTTAAGTGCAGGGTATGCTAATATGATGGGTACTGCTCTTACAGGTATTTATAATATTGCAAACATAATGCCAGCTTCAACGCCTACTATAAAACCAATGACAACATATCCAAGTATGCAGGTAAAATAACATGGCAGTTACTAAACAAAAAAGATCCTACATGAATCGACCAATAGGTGTTACTAGATTTGAAACTGGTGAAGATGAAATGTGGGAATCTGTTGCTAACACTGCTAGTCAGTTAAATCAAATAGCTTTAAAGGAAGGTGCTAAACAAGCAGAACAATCTGGTTTTGATGCAGCTATGGCTATTGATCAAGCCGAGATAATTGCTTTTGATGCTGAAACTGGAAAGCCAAAAGCATTAAATCCTAAAATAATGAGCGGTGGCATTATTGCTAGAGATGCTTATAGAAAAACTGTTGATGCTAGGTTTAGAGATTCTATAGAAGATGAATTATTAAATAAAGCAAAAGAATTACAAATAAAATATGAATACGAACCAAAAAAATACACAGAAGAATTATCTCGATATGTTGGGGAGATGCACAAAAACGCTCAAGGAAAATGGAAAGAAACAATTAAAGTTGGAGGAATAGCATTAGTAAGAAGCGGAAATTTAATAATTTCTGAAAAATTAAAAGATAAAACAGATAAAAATAATGCAGCTCACTTTGAAAATAAACTGCAAAAATTTTTAAAAAATGGTATTCCTAATAATTATAGTGCATATGGAGAAGAAAGCTCAATTAGATCATTTACTGAATTAGAAGAATTAATAACTGAGTTAGAAAATTTAGAAAAAATAAATCCATATATTAGTGCGGCTTCTATTAGTAATTTTGAAAAAGAAAGTGTCGAAGAAATATCAAGATTAGAAGCTGGAAAAATACTTTTTTCTCCTCAAAGTAAAATTCAATTTAACAATGCAGGTAATGAAGGCAGAAATAGAATAATAGCTGCTTTAGAAAATCGAGAAAATATAAGACATTTAAGAGGTTCAGAAAAACAAACTTTTAAAGAGTTAACAAAATTTACAAAAGATTTTCCAGAAGTAAACGAAAATTTAGCTGAATCGTTAAAACCTATTGTTGAAGAGTTTAATAAAAATTTTACAACAAGAGCAATAGAAAATGGAGTAAGAACACTTTCTAATATTGAAGAAAATTTAACAAACCAAACTAATACTTTAACTAAAGATTATTACAAATCTAATTATATTAATAATTTTTTGCCAGATGGAAAATTTGAAACAATATTAAAACAAAATAAAAATTCTATTAGGAATTATATAACAACTTACGCAAAGGGAGATGATAATGAAATAGCAGCGGTAAGAGCTTTAGAAACGCAAGCAAAAGAAGATGTAAGCAGAATTATAATTGAAAAATTAATTATAGGAAAAAATGAAACTGAAATTCTTAAACTAGAAAATGTTTTAAAAAGCGATGGAATGGAATTAAAAAATGCTACTGATGAACAATCAATTCTACTCCAATTTTGGAAAAATAATAACCTTAAAACAAAAGGGTTAGATGATATTTTTACTAGGGCGCGTCAAATTTATGCAGGTAATGACGGCAAACAAAGAATAAAGCAACAAGAATTAAGTATAAATTTACAAGATGATTTTGAATTATATATAAACTCAGGTAATAATTCTTTAGAAGAAATAACAAAAGAAAAAAATAGATTAATTAATTTATTAAATAATGAAGGTTCTTTAAATAAATTATTAACTGGCTCTTCTGAAAGATTTAAAAATAATATTAATGTTTTGTTTCTTGACGAAAGTATTAATCAAATAAATTTTCGAGATTCGCAATTAGCAAATGCAACTCAATTATTTTTATCCTCAAAAGAAGAAGATCCTAATAATAAATTACTTGATGATTTTCCAGAAATAAAAAATTCTATAAACAGTTTATTAAAACAAGGGTTTTCTAAATCAGAAATCAAAACATCTATAAGCAAAGAAGAGTCAAATTTAAGAACCGCAGAAAGTGCTAATAGTGGAAATATTACACATGCAAGATTAGTAAATGAAGCAAGAAATGGCAATGGAAATACACAAGCTCACCAAAAAGCTCTTGATAAAGAATTTGCTATAAAATATGGAAAAGATAAAACTTTTGTTGATAATTTAACTGGAGAACGTGGAGCAGAATTTATTAATGATCTAAATGCTTATGCACTAAAAGGCACATTACCGCTTGCTTATGAAACCGCATTAACAAATGCAGCAGAAAATCTTGGATTATATGATGGGCCAACAGCTAATGCTATTTTAGAAATATTTCGTGTTCATAGTCACGGAACAAATCTTGAAACAGGATTTGAAAAAGACCTTCTTATATCAAGATTAGATACTGAAACATACGCTACATTAGATTTTGCAAGTGATTTAGTCCAAACAGGAGATAGTGGCAAAGCATTAGAGTATATTGCAACAGCAAGAGCGTTTAGAGATGATACAAGTTATAATGTTGTGCTAAAAAGACTTTTTGGAACAGAAAAAGATCAAGACGATAAAGTAATTAACCAATCATATATAAAATTTTTAGATGAAATAAATCCAGAAATTTCTCAAAATAGAAAAGCTTCTGATATATTTTATGAATACACTTTACACGCTGCAAGAAATAATATTCCTGTTAAAAAAATTCAAGAAAAAATAGGTGATTTATATGATAGAATGTTTAAAGAAACAGATGGATTGGTAACAGATTTTTTAACAGCAGATAATGAAAGATCGGAGTTTGCTCTTAAAAAAGTTTTTCCAAATACAGATTTATATAATGCTTTTATGAGTCATGTGCAGTCTAAATTAACTCCAATGGGAATTGGTTTTTCTACTTATTATCCAGATAGAATGTATTCTGATCAAAGTTATAGAAAATTTCAATATGATATGAATCCTCCAAATGTAAATTTTGATCCTTTTAATCCAGACGGAACAGCAACAAGTGAATCATTTGATCAACCAGCAGAAACATTACCTAATGGGGTTAAAATTCCAAATTTTAAAAGACAAGCAGTTTTAATGGCAGTACCTGGAACATCTTTTCAAACTATTTATATGGCATACGAAAGAACACCTTCTGGATTAGTTGCAATTAAAACGCAAGATGAAGAAGGAAATTCGTTACCATTAGCATTTAGTAGTAATGAGCAATACTTATTAGATATTGAAGCAAAAGCAGACGCAAAAAGAAAAGAAATAAATAGAAAAGATTTAAGAAAATCTGAAATATTAAGAAAACGATTAGCTGATGAAAATACTTTTAGAAAAAAAGATAAAGCTAAAACTGGTTCTTTACTACAAGGTAGATATTTAGATGTTGAAGGTTATAAATAATGGCAATTACTTTATCTGAATTAAGAAGCCAAATACAATTACCTCAAGAAATTACACCTGATGTTCCATTTTGGGATACAGTAGCAGCGCAAATAGGTTATACTTATGATCCTATTATTGAAGCGATTTCAAATCAAAAAAATTTTCCAGATGTTGATTTGGAATATTTTCCAGTACAAGATTTAGAAGGTTATGAAGAATTTTCTAGTTCATTATTATATGCTAGAAGCGCAGAGCATATGGCTAGTTTAAAAAGAGGTATAGACGAAAACAAAAAAAGAAGAGAAACTTTAGCAAATTCTGGTTTGTGGGCAAATTTAGGAGCGGGTGTTCTTGACCCAATAAATTTTATTGCTTTACCAATGGGCGCTCCTGCACTTATGGGAAGACAAGCTCTTAGAAGTGCTGCAACTCTTGGCATTTTTCAGTCTGGGCTAGAAACTATTCGCGCTCCATTTGACGCACTATCTACTGCTGATGAAGTTGCTTTAAATGTTGCTTTTGCTTCTGTTGCAGGTGGATTAATAGGTGGGGCAACTGCTGTTCCTAGAACTATAAGAAGCAGAGGTTTAAAAAATTTAATTAAAGATGCTGATGATAAGTTAGAAGATTCAATAGCAAATAAATATTATCATTCTATGACTGATGAAGAAGTTAAATTTGCATCAAGAAAAAAAACAAGGCAAGAATTTAAAAGCAAAACAAACCAAGATTTAAAAAATGAATTAAACGCAAACAATAATCAAATTTTTGGATTTGAACAAATAATACAAACAAACCAATGGCCTGATGGAAAACAAATAAGTAGTATAGCTTTAGGAAATGTTAAAAAAAGAAAACAAAGTTTTGAAATTGCTAATACAAAAATTTTACAAGAACGAGCGATAAGAAGAGTAACTGAAACTAATTTAAAATCTACAGATAAATATGGAATTGCTGCTGGCGGTTGGATTTCTAAACTTATTAGCAAACCTACTACTAGGCAGCTTAGTGCTGCTATCCCTGACAAAGCTAAAAAAACTTTTTTAAAATTAAGTTACGATGCAGGTTTAAAATTAAATTTACATAATGCAAATGAAATTCTTGACCCATCCGTTCAGCAATTAAAAGCACTCCATAATGGTAGGTGGGTAAAAATTCAACAAGATAGTATAAAGCATTACGGAGAATTTATTAATACAAAAATAAAAACATATGGTGGTTTACAATTTAATGATGTTGGAACAAAAATTAATAATAGATTTAAAAATACTAATGACGTTACTCATGAAAGCTTTGTAATTGAAGCAACTAGAAAAAAATTATTTGACGAAGAAAGCAGTGCTGCTGAAATTAAATTTCAAGAAGATCTTTTTGGAGAGTTTAAAAAGTATGGAGAAGAATTAGTTGATCAAGGAATAATAGGAAGAAAAAGAAGATATCAAAGTTCTTTGGAAGAACAGCGTATAAAATTAGACCAAACAATAGATAATTTTGCAAAACACAAAAATCCTCAACCAGATTGGATAGATCATCATGCTAAAATTGTAGGACAAATAAAAGCAAAAATAAATGATTTAGAAGAATCTTTAGCTTATACTCAATATTTAGAAGCAAAAGGAATAGGTATTACTCCTTCTGGAGAAACTTTATATTTTCCTCATATTTTTAATAAAATTAAAGCAAAAAAAGAACCAGAAGGTTTAAAAAAAATTCTATATAATCATTATGAAAATAATCCTGTTTTATTAAGATATACAAATGGTAAAATAGAAGAAATAAAATTAAGTAAAGACCCTAAAGAAATAGAAAAAAGAGTTTTAAATACTTATAATAAAATAATTGGAGAAGATGTTAGGGGAGAAGTTCCTATAACAAGTGGAGGTTCTTCTAGGCATTTTAAACATAGAGAATTAAATATTCCAACTCGTGAAATTTGGGATTATTTAGTACAAGATCCTTTAGCAGTATTTAAAGGATACAGTGAAAAAGCAGCAGGTCGAATAGAATATTCAAAAGCTCATAATCGTTTAAGTGTGCATGAAGTAATGGATGAAGAAATTAATGATATGTACGCAGCAGGAGTTTCTAGTAAATTAGCAAATCAATGGAGAAAAGATTACTTTGCAATGTATCAAAGAATAGTTACATCTCCTAAAGAAACTGATCCTAGCCGTTTAGATAATGCTACAGCGTTTTGGTTAAAAGAAGCAGCAACATTTAGTTATTTAGAAAGCGCAGGTCTTGCAGCAATACCAGATTTTGCAAAAATTGTAATGGAACATGATATGGGAGATATAATAAAAGGTATTCAAGCTTTAATTAATGATAGTTCTGTTACATTAAATGCAAGAGAAGCTAAGCTTGTTGGGGAAGCCACAGAATTATTTCAAAACAATGCTCATTTAAGAATAGTTGAAGATGTAACTGGTGATATTAGGTCTTCTAATGCTTACGATAAAATTAAAAATACATTTTTTCTTGCTAATGGATTAGCACCTATTACACATTTGGCAAAAGCTTTAGACGGAACAATTAGAAGTCACTCTTTAATTGATATGTCTGTAAAATTTAGAGATAAAAAAATAACAGATTGGGAAAAAACATATTTAGCTACATATGGTATTGATGAACAAAAAGCTATTGAGATTGCAAATGCTCCTCATCAAAAAACTAATAAAGGTTTTTATTTAGCAAATACAGAAGATTGGGAAAATAATTATCAGTTTCCAAAAACAGATTCTATAATTCAATATGGAGAAACAAGAAAATATACTAATAATATTTATCAACCAGCTTCATATTCTAAAAAAACTAATACTATAAAATTCGATGTTGATTTTATTAAAGGCCAATTTCCAGCTAAACCTTGGTTAAACCCTAAATTAAAAGGTGTAAAAGCTTTACCAGAGTTTGATGCTAAAGGAAATTTAACTTTTGAATCCCCTCAAATGTGGGCTAATTTTGTTTTACAAAAAGAAATTTTACGCGGCAAGTTTGCGCCAGAAGATTTTAACATTCCGCAAATTCCAAAAGATGCGCCAGTTGATTTTAAAAAATTAATAAAAGAAAATTATCCTATTTCTATGTTTAAAGATGCAACTGATCCTAGTGATATTTTAACTCCAGAAGCTATATTTGAAAATATTTTAAATGATGTTGCTTTAAGAGTTCATAAAGAACAGCCAAAAATGACTAAAGAAACATTAGATACATTTAGAACTGCATTGCAAACTGGCATTATGAATACAGTTATTCTTGGCACTCCTGCTGATAAACCTATTATAGTAGATGGAGCTGCTTATATCCCTATGGGTGTTGCTAAACAATTTAACATGAAGGAACATGATGTAGTTAAAGGATATGCTAGAATAGAAAGCGGTTTATTAGCATTTCCATTTCAATTTTATAGTTATTCTTTGGGGGCTTTAAATAAAATTACTACTGCTGCTGCTCAAAATAGATTAAAAAATAGAATGTTAGGGCTTTCTCTTTCTTTAGGTTTAGGGATGATGATTGTTAAAACTAAAACTCCAGATTTTGCTTTTGAAGATATGACTTGGAGAGATTGGTTTGCTAGAGGATTTGATCAAGGAGGTATAGCAGCTTTATATACAGATATAATGTATCAATCTATGCAAACTTCTTTGGCTATGGGTGGTCCAAATATATCTGGAGGATTAATACAACCAAAATTTAGAGAAGATAATGGTATGGCTGCTGCTATAGGATTAGGGGGAGCAGGGCCAAGCATTGCTTATGATTATGCCGAATCATTAAAGCAACTTCTTTATGATAGAAATTTTGGAGAGGGCGCAAAAAATTTATGGCGAACATTACCATTTACAGGAATGTGGTTTTGGAAAGATACTTCAAATGAATTTAGTAATAACTTTAAGAATTGGTAATTAATTGTGCGTTGCAAAGTAAAAGCTTGCGTTATAAGGCAGAAAAAAGAGGTTAAATATGACTATTAGTTTATCAGAAAACACACCGCGTATATCTTATTCGGTTAATGAAGGCGCAAGTCAAACAGCATTTACTGTGCCGTTTGAGTTTTACGCTGAAGCTGATCTTAATTTTTATGTAGATGGTACTAAGAAAACAATAGCAACACACTATACAGTATCAGGCGGTGACGGAACAACAGGGACAATAAACACAACATCTGGTAATACAGTAACTGGGATAAGTGGTGGCAGTACAGTAGTTATAACAAGATCAATAGCATTAGCTAGAACAACAGACTTTCCTGCATCTGGGCCATTTGCTATTAGTACATTAAACACAGAGCTAGATAAATTTATAGCAATTCAAGCTGATAATGATGATACTATTGATCGAGCTTTACACCTAGCAGATGATGATACAGCAGTTAGTATGGAGTTACCGCTTGTAGCGTCAAGAAAAGGTACTGTTCTAGGCTTTAATGCGAGTACAGGCGCAGCAGAAGTTGGCCCTACTATAGCTAACGTTAACTCTCTCTCTGCAATTACAGCTAATATAAACACAACAGCAGGTATAGCAGCTAATGTTACAACAGTTGCTGGTATAGCTAGTAATGTAACAACAGTAGCTGGAGTTGCTAGTAATGTAACGGCTGTTGCAGGTGCAATATCTAATGTAAATGCTTTAGCAGCTAGTGATGTTATTGCTGATATGGCATTGCTTGGTACTACTGATGTAATAGCTGACATGGCATTGCTTGCTACATCAGATGTTATTGCTGATATGAATACACTAGCTACAAGTGCTATTGTTGCTGACTTAAACATACTAGCTACCACAGATATAGTTGCTGACATGGCTCTCTTAGCAACTTCAGACATAGTGTCTGACCTAAATACTTTAGCTACTGCTGATATAGTATCTGACCTTAATCTCTTAGCTACCTCTGATATAGTAAGTGATATAAACACACTAGCCACATCTGACATTGTAAGTGATTTAAATACCTTGGCAACAAGCGACATAGTTACTGACCTAAATTTACTAGCAACAAGTGCAATCGTAGAGGATTTAAGTTTACTTGCTACTAGCACTGTAATTGCTGACATGGCAACGCTAGCTGGTAGTGGTGCTAATCCTAACATAACTACTCTTACTGCATCTGGTGAGATAGCGGCGGCAAGTTTAGACATATCTGGCAACATAGACATTGATGGAATAAGTAACCTTGATGTTATAGATGTAGATGGTGCGGCTAACTTTGCGGCAGACGTTACCTTTGCAGATGGTGCAGATATTATTACTGCTTCAGCAGGTACATCTAACTTTAGAGCAGGTGTTAACGCAGGTAACTCAATAGCATCTGGCGGTAACTACAACGTGGCTGTGGGTGACGAAGCAGGTACTGCGATTACTACTGGTGATAACAATACAGCAATAGGTTATGGAGCTTTAAGTACAGAAGATACTGCCTCTAGGTCTACTGCGGTTGGGTATAGAGCATTGCTTACTCAAAACGCAGGGGATGTAAATGCTGGAAATACAGCCATTGGATACGATGCTGGTTATGCAATAACGACTGGTGTAGAGAATACGTTAATGGGATTTGCCGCAGGAGATGCCCTTACAGATGCAGATTACAATGTAGCTATAGGTAGATGGGCTTTAAGTGGTGATACTAAAGGTAGTAAATCTGTAGCAGTAGGTTATAATTCACTAGGGAATCAAAACTTTACAACTTCTACAGATACTTTTAATGTTGCAGTAGGGCATAACTCAGGTCTAAACGTAACCACAGGCGTAAGAAACACCCTCATCGGTGGCCTAGCTGGTGATGCACTTACTGATGCTGATTATAATGTAGCACTAGGTTATGACTCTTTAGCCGTTGATACATTAGGTAGCAGAGCAGTTGCTCTTGGATACGGAGCTTTAAGTACACAAAACTTCACATCGGCTACTGACAACTATAACGTAGCAGTAGGTTTTGCCGCAGGTAATGCAGTAACCACAGGCACAAACAACACCCTAATCGGTGGTCTTGCTGGTGATTCTATTACGACTGGTGCGGATAATGTTGCAGTTGGAAAGGATGCTTTACAGGCGAATACCACAGCTTCTTATAATACAGGAGTTGGAAAAGGTGCTTTATATGCTAACACTACAGGTGCTTATAACACAGCCTTTAGTCAGTCATTAGCAAGTAACACCACAGGTGCTAGCAATACAGGTGTGGGTTGGGGTGCTTTACACGGAAATACTACAGCAGATAACAATACAGCAGTTGGTAGACAGACACTACAGACTAACAGTACAGGCGCAAGTAACACAGCAATAGGTAAGGGTGCTATGTATGCTAATACTACGGCAAGTAATAACACAGCAGTTGGTTTTGAAACTTTAGGAGCAAACACTACAGGTGCACAAAATACCGCAGTGGGTGCACTAGCAAGTGATGCGATTACAACAGGTTTAGAAAATGCCTCCTTAGGGTATTGGTCTTTAAGTGGCACTACGACGGGATCGTATAACACCGCTTTAGGAAGTAGGGCATTAACCGCAAACACCACAGCGTCTAACAACACAGCAGTGGGGTATAATTCGGGTCATGCAGTAACCACAGGCGTACAAAACACGCTAATTGGTGGTCTTGCAGGTGATGCTATGACTACAGGTAGTTGGAATGCGATTGTGGGGTACAATGCAGGAGGTGCGCTTACAACTGGTCAAAACAATACAGCATTAGGAGTTGCTGCTCTTGCCTCTGCTACCACATCGTCAGGAAACGTAGCTATTGGAACTGAAGCTGGAGATGCAATCACAACAGGCGCACAGAATACTGTTGTTGGATTGAGTGCTGGTACAGATTTAACTACAGGAGATGACAACTCTTTCTTTGGTAAGGGCGCAGGTGCAAATACCACTACAGCAGACCATAACACAGCAGTCGGCAGAGATGCTTTATTTACAAACACGACTGGAACACAGAATGTTGCCTTGGGAACTGCGGCAATGTATTACACCACAACAGGGAGTCAAAACACTGCTGTCGGTACTAATGCTTTAGATAAAAATACTACCGCTGGAACTAATGTTGCGGTGGGATATCAAGCAATGTTTGACAACACAACGGGTGCTAATAACGTAGCTGTTGGCTACCTTGCATTAGGCAATAACACGACTGCTGCTGGCAACTCTGCTGTTGGATACAAGGCACTAGAAGATTGCACTGTTGGACATAGCAATGCCGCAAGTGGAGCTTATGCTTTAAGTAATCTTACAGACGCAGACTATAACACATGTCATGGTTATGGTGCTGGAAGTCAAGTCACCACAGGTAGCGCAAATGTTTATATAGGTTATAACTCAGCCTCACATAGCACACTTACTACTACAGGTAGCGAAAATACTCTCGTAGGTTCTTACACTGATACAACAGCAGTCGGTACAAGTAGCGCAAATGGTTTTGGTCATGATATAGCCGCAGAAGCTAGTTACACAACACTTGGGGTTGGTGCTAATGATATTAGAGCAGCACACGGTAATACAACATGGTCAACAGTATCAGATGAACGCTACAAAAAAGACATTGTAGATTCTACAGCAGGGTTGTCATTTATTAATGCTTTAAAACCTCGTACCTTTAAGTATAAAAATCTTGGAGAACTTCCCGAAACATTTAGAGCTTATAAAGCTGGCTCAACAGATGTCTTTAAAAACTCAAACACTAACCACGGCTTTATTGCTCAAGAAGTTAAGACCGCTATAGATGCTGATAGCGGCATTAAAGATGGTTTTAAATTGTGGGATGACAGAGAAGATGGCTCTCAAGAAGTAGCAGAAGCAGCATTAATACCAGTATTAACTAAAGCAGTACAAGAATTATCAACAGCATTAGATGCGGCACTCGCTCGCATAGCAACACTAGAAGGATAAATAAAATGACAGACAGAACAACAGAAGAACTAGCACAAGACTACACAGCAATGGGTCACTCAATAGACCTTATTACTGCTGTGATAGCTGGTAACCGTATGGCTGATGAAGCAAAAGAAGAAAGACAAGATTGTGTAGACAGAAATGTAGCGCACCTTGAGCTAATGAAAGCTAAGTCAGATTGGGGTAGCGAGTCTATGACAGCAACCACCAATGCAATTACAGCAGGTAAAGGTTACACTGCATCCTAATGAAGAAAAGTTTTTTAGTAATAAGCTGGGTATTTGTATCACTATTATTTTTAATAGTGTTAGTTCCTTTAGCATATGCCGCTGATACTAATACTGTTACATCAACAGTAGTTACTTCAGTAGATAAAACTCCACCTACTGCTAACTCACCTAGTGTGGTAGTTAATAACTCTGACATATGTAGGTCTGGTTACTCTGGCTCTGTGCAATCTTTAAGAATTGGCATCAGCTCTGGACAAACAACAGTAGATTTAAACTGTGAAAGAATAAAACTAGCTAGGTCACTCTATGGAATGGGGATGAAAGTAGCTAGTGTTGCTTTATTATCACAAGACCCAAGAGTGTTTGATGCTATGTGGTTTGCTGGTACTTTCCCTCCATACAAAGGATTGATTGGGCTTGATGCTAAAGAAGCATGGGAGAATGACGTAGCTCAAATACCAGATGGTGCTGAAATGAAAGTTATTTTAGCTAAAGAACAAAGGGCAAGACTTAGAATAAAAAGAGCAGCAGAGTTAGAAAGAGAACAGCAAGAGCTTTTACGCGCACAAGAAGAAGGTAGAAAAAAAGCTAAAGAGTTCTTTAAAAAATTATTTAATCCAAAAAAATGAAACAGTTAATCCCATTACTTTTCTTAGCTAGCCCACTGCTAGCAGATAGTAATGAGGTTACTATAGATTCATGCCCATCAGGGGTTGTTGGGTTATGCACTCCATCAGAAACTTCTGTTATAATAGATACTCTAATCGAGGAAGAGGTTATCCAAGAACCTGATGGTGTTACTACTATTATTACTACTACTGAGACAGTAGAAACTACAATAGTAACTAATGTTGACAGTGGTGATATACTTCATAGCGACTCAGAGTTCGTACAAGAGCGGTACGAAGGCGATATGGATCAGGACTGGGGTGGGCAAGGGCCAGCTAGTATGCCCACTGGTGAAGCTTGTAGGGGCATAGAAAACTCAGGCAGGTGTGCTGGTATAAACGGAACAGGGTCATTCACAACAAAACAAGGTGTCAAAAATGTTGGTACTACTTATGTCCAAACCATTACTCCTCCTAGTAGTCTTACTAATCCTGTAACTAAGGGAGGTAGAACTACCTACTCTATAGATGTAGATAAGAACGATAAAGAAGATAGTGTTTACATACACATCACAGGTAACAATGAAGATGGTGTTGCTTTCTCTGGTACTGATATACTCTCAGCTAGTGGTGTTGAGTCAGGGTTTCAAACATATACTGGTGGGTTTGATTTTTCAGGTGGTTTAACTTCTATGACTGTTGAGATTGGTGGTAGAAATCTAGGTGTGTCAATGAACTACGCGCTGTTTGATAACGTAAGTATTAATGTTATCTACAATGCTATCCAAACTATTATTGATTACCATGTAACTACAATGGAATTGTTTGTAGCTCTTGATGTTACAATAGATGATACAGTCATTGAGGTAATAGAAAACATACTAGATAACAATGACATTACTGTCACACCAGAAGGTGAGATAGAAATAATACCTATAGACTTACCAGATGTAGAGGTTAACTATGAAAGTGTTGAGCTTGAAATAGATGTAAGCATAGAAGAATTTGATGTACCAGAAGTAGAAAGCTTTGACAGTGTAGAAGCAGAGGTAGAGATAGAAGTTGTTGAAGTCTCTATGGAAGTAGAAGAGGTGGAGGTTGCAGAAGTTAAGCTAGAACCTAAACCAAAAGCTGAGCCGCAACCAGAATCTGAACCAGAGCCAGAGGAAACGGTAGAGAATGTACAAAAAGAAACTAAACAAGAAGAGCCAAAACCTAACAAAGAACCAGAAAAAAATCAGGAAGAAGCAAAGAGCGAAGACCAAGATTCTAAGCAGGACGCTAAAGTGGAAAAGAGTAACACTGTAAAAGATAAACAACAGACAGCCGCCAAAAAAATTCTAACTAAGATGGGTGATAAAGGTAAGTATGATAATACTAACCAGATAAAAACCCTATTAGTAATGCAAGTTCTAGGTAACACTAAGTCTTTCTTTGATGATCAGCAAGTAATACAGGATACTCAAGGGTTTTTTCCTACTACTACAATTAAAGACACAGAGATTTTAGATAATGGTTTGGCTTCTTTTGTTATGTTTGGTGGAAGCAATGCTAAGATGGATAGATTAATAGATACTCAGTACGATAGGAGAGTCACATGGCAGAAGTAGAATACAAGGGAATTAAAGTAGGTGGCTCAAAGTTATTACTTATTGTTCCGCTGCTTGGTACATTGATTGGTGGTTTGTGGGGTGGCTTTGAAGTTTACCAACGTTATCTTAACATGGAATCTAAGATAGCTAAGTTTGTTAGTCCTGATCTGAGCCACATAGATAACCACATTACTATGGTACACAATGAGTTAGAGATTATAGCTACTGAGTTTAACAATTTAAAAGAAGCTGATGATCTAATGAACCAAGTAGTTAGAGAGCAGGTCAATGGTATTAAAGATATTGTAGCTACACTACAAACAGATGTGTATGATCTTAAGATGGAGCTGAAAGAAGATATGACTTTGATTAACTCACAGCTAGAATCCCAGCTAGATAAACAAGCTACTGAGTTAAGAGATGTAGAAAATTCTGTTGAGTCACAGCTAGATAAACAAACAGACAACCTAGATAAACAAGAGCAGCGCAATAGGAAATCAGTTGAGGATGTTAACACTGCAAGCGCGGCTAATGTTAAAACAATCAGAGATATTATCAGTGCATTTGAAATTAGAATTGATGCAAAGGTAGATAGGCTTGATGAGAAAATAGATACACTTGAAACTAATTTAGACAATAAAATTATGAAGGCACTTAACAATCCATTGGTAGGAAATTAGCATGACTTGCAAATGTAATGGTAAATGTATATGCAAAGACACATGTGCTTGTGTAGACAAGTGTATTTGTAAGGAACGTAAGTGACATCAAAACAACAAGAAGCACTTGATGCTGTTGTTAAATACGGAAGTCAAGTCAAAGCGGCAAAGGCTTTAGGCATTAGTCGCTCTGCTCTAAGACACAGAATTAATTCAGCAAAAAAATATGAAGAAGCTGATGATGGTATTAAGTATGCCATGACTGAAACAGGTATGGCTAACATAAATGCTGTACACTCTGGCTGGATTAAGACTGACGACGTTAGTTTATATTTTAGAAATGAAATAGATAAGATTGATACCAATGATATAGCGGAATCAATACGAGATATAATAAATGGTATTGTTCTTTGCCCAATAATAAAATCCCCAAGCTTTTCTGAGGACAACTTACTTACACTCTACCCTATAGCTGATGCACACATAGGCATGAGAGCGCACGCTGAAGAGACAGGTGCTGAGTATAACTCTGACATTGCAGTAGATAGAATTAAAACTGGTATGGCTAAGTGTGTATCTAGCTCACCTAATTCTAAGTATGCTTTGATATTAGATGTTGGTGATTTAACCCACGCTGATGACAACAACGCACAAACTCCTAGAAGTAAACATCCACTTGATGTATCCGAAAGATTTTTTTATGCACTGAGGTGTGCAATATCTGCGTTGGCATCTGCGATTGATTGTGCGTTGCAAAAACATGAGCAAGTTATATGCAGGGTATTGCGTGGTAATCACAACGAGACTTCTTATTTGGCTGTGATGTTTGCAATGGCAGAGCGTTACAAAAATAATACTAGAGTGACTGTGGAACAAACCGCTGCTGATTTCTTCGTGCATGAGTTTGGAAGTGTCATGATTGCCGCGCACCACGGAGACAAAGCAAAAGCAGATAGGCTTGTGTTGCATATGGCTGATGCTTGGCCTGAGATATGGGGCAGAACTAAACACAGATTTTATTTTACTGGACACCTACACCACACAATGATGCGTGAGATAGGTGGCGTACTTGTTGAGCAACTCAGAGCTGTAACAGGTAAAGACTCCTATGCTTCTAGCCATGCTTACAGCAGTAGGTCACAGATGCAGGGGATTACATATCATAAACAAGAGGGTGAAGTTAGTCGTATAAAGGTTTGTTTATAATGTGGATTATGGCTATGGTGTATTGTGCTACGTTTGCTACTGGTGAGATGTGTCGTGCTTGGGTTCCACCTGTAGCTGAGTCAAGCAGAGAAAAATGTGAAGCTAACATTAAGACTGCTGTGTATTCTATGGCTAATGCTATTGAAAAAAAAGATGGTGATTTATTTTTTATAGACTGCCAGTGTATTAAAGTCAGAGAAAAATTTAAATATCAATAGAATTTTTTCTTATTCTTTCCAGCTCATCATTAAGTATAAGAACTAGGTTAACTAAGTCACCCACCTCTCGACCTAACTTAACTAAGAACTTATCGCTTGTTATTACTCTGTCGTATGGAAAGCCATTGTTAGCTACGTTGGCTTTATCCATTCGTCTTAAAAATTTTTCTATTGTAAGGTCAGTCATTGTTTTATCTTATACCCTGAGTATGGATAGAAATCTCTTATAATTCTTTTAACTCTTTCAACTTTATTATCTCTAATTAATTTCTGAATAATATTTCTAGCGTGATCAGGTTTAGATAAGTTCATTTTCTCTGCTAATTGTAAAGCATTTATTACACCAGTATTTTTTATTATCTGATACGCTTGTGCTTTCTGATTGTTTAATTTGTCTGTTGCTTGATAAACTTTAAACTCTGGTAATCTACCTACCTGACCCATAGCAATAGCTGATTCTTTTAGTAGCTTACCATATAATATTTCTTGTTCGACTGATATTTTAAATTGTTGTTGTGTTGCTTTCATTATCTTTCTCCATTAGTTTTTCAAATTCTTCGCCACTTAGTATTACAAGTGTCTGTGGTTTGCCAGTTTTTCTTTTGTAGAATGCTATGTCTCTTCCTGTTAGCACTGTGAATGGGCTAGGGAAACTGGACTTATCCCTGTACTTTACTTCTCCCACCAGTTTTCTTCCGTTGATGTTGAGGTGGATGTCACCTGAGTATTCTCCTCCGAGTGCACCGCTGAGCGGTACTCTCTTGGCTTCGATGCCAATTTTTGTAAGCCATTTGACGAACCAGTTTTCGTGGTAAGTTCCTTTGAGTTTATTTTTGTTTGCCATGTATCCCTCTGATAGCAGTCTAAACATATAATGTAATGTCTTACTGGTTCTATATTAGCTAGTATTGCTACAAATAAATCTGAATCAACATTACAAGCTTCACATATTGCTGACTCTTGCCTTAGTTTCTTTGAAGTTGATCGTGATCTCACAGCCAAGAGCGTCTAACCAACACGTAAACAAGAAGCCTGATGGCACTCGCTTGTGTTGCTCCCACTTATGAATGAGTGATGAAGCGCACCCAATTCTATCTGCAAGTTCTTCTTGTGATATACCAAGTGTGCTTCGATGATTAACCATCTGCTCGATAAGTTTTTCATACGACCCTGTAACATAAGTCTCATCTTTATAATTCGGAAACCTTTTTATCTTTGATCTCACTTGCCAATGCTAGGTATCCTATAGCATCTACGATAGAGTCTTCTTTGTACCCACCGCTTGATATCCTAGCTAGTTTCATTTGTGCTAACATAATAGGTACTTGCCACGTTTGTACAGTATGATCAAGTACCTCTGACCAAGCTCTTGCAATCATTAGCATATTAATATGAGGATCTCCGTACTGATTGTTTCTATCTTGACTAATTAATTGGTTGGCTTCGTGTAATACTTTGTCTCTGCGTGTCATAAATATTGGTTCAGCTTTCATTGTTATCTTCCTTTAATTTTTCTTCTAATAAAATTAGTAAAGCTAGTAACTCATCTCCTCTGTTTCTAACTCCTGTTCTATTTTTTTCTACTGCGTCTAGCTGTATAATACTAGCTACTCGTTTGAGCCTGTCAATTACTTGTTGAGAAGAAGTCATTTAATTCCCACCTCCAAAAAAATTTAGAAGGCTTTCAGTGTGAGTAACTTTTTGTTCAGCTTGCTCAGGAACAAATAATGTTTTCTGTCTTTCTGGAATTAATGGATTAGGTTCTAATTTATATAAAGCATAACGCACCTGTCCTTCAGTTAGCTTTAAATACCTAGCTACTTCTTTATTTGCCCACCAAACTGATAGCTTGTGTATTTCGGTTAGTAATTCATTTGAGTATTTTATTTTCATTTGTTTCTCCATTTGGTGTGTGGGTAATTAAGTAGCTACTTAAAAACCCACAGCTTGTGGTCTATTTAATACGATTAATTAACACACGACAATTAGAATGGTATCTCATCGTTTAGTTGATTAACATTTGGTAGTGGTGCAACTCCTCGTTTCTCTTCAACACTAAGAGACAACCATTTCTTACCATCCTTTTCTTTAGTCCAACCTGATACACGCATATCTTTATTGGTAGCGTAATCATCTATGTTGCCACTAAAGTCTGGTCTGTTCTCGTTGTCACCTTTATCATTGGTAAACATAGCACCAACCTTTTGATACAATTTCATTATCTTTTGACCAGCTTGTGTTGTATCACTCACAACAATAACATCTCTGTCATTACCTTCTAAGTTTATCTTACCTTGAAGTACCATCTTTGTTGTGTCTCTTGGTGAGAATACTGCACCTCTGTTTGTGTTATCATATTCAGCCATTGGTTGCTCTTTCTCTTTCTTCTCTCCATTCAATAAGAATACTCTCAGGCCAAGCAATACTGCGCTGACCAATCTTAATAGGTTTAGGAAAGGTGCCTTTAGAAAGAGCAAGATATATACTGGATCGAGATAAGCCAGTTAGCTCCATTACTTTTGGTAATCTGTGCATTGGTTCAAGTGTCATTTAATTTTCCTTTTGTTGTTGTGTTAAAAACATTTGTCTTAGTGCCGCTCGAATTATCATACCTTTAGATTCTCCAATTGAATCTGCGTGTATTTGTACTGCATCAAGCATTGCTTGCGGTAGAGATAGATTAATTGCTACCATTTTTTTATTATCTGATTGAGGTCTACCAACCTGTGTCATTACCTTTTCCTTTCTGATCTTGTGCATATTTGTTTCCATCCATCTCACCTAAAAATACATCTGCATTAAATCCTAAGTGTGATAGTGCTTTAGTTAGGCCATCAGTGATAGCCATCTTTGGTGCATCTTCTGCAAGTCTACCCTTGCCAGCATCAAAAAATTTACGACAACCATTAAATGGGCCGAATATATTTTTCTCATCTGCGTGTGTCCATACTGATACACCTGACACCACAGCTACATCACCATTATTAAAGTGAATGTATTCTGTTGTTGAGTTCCAACCCCAACCCACACCTACTGCTCCAAACTGTTCGGTAATACTTCTTACCTGATACTGCGGATCAATAGCTGTAAACTTACGCGCCCCAAAACCTACTGGTTTAATATACTTAGGGTCAGTTTTGCTTACCTTATTCCATAACTCCATGTGTTTATTCATAGTCCTTCTCCTCTGTTTATGTCTGGTTCTTCATCTCTTGCAACATATCCCCAGAACTCTTTGATCATATCTAATACTGTTGCGGTATAACTTTCATCGTATGGAACTATCATCCAATCCCATTTAAGATTACCAAAGATAACAGAGAGATAACAATTATCTGCTTCTGCTAACCACATATACAATTGCATTTGTGCTTGATAATACTCTGATACTTTCTTCATATTATTAAAAGCATTAGTATGTTTAGCTTCAATAATGTAACGACTAGTATCTTTTAGTGATTTAATTGTGGCTCTTACAACTTCACCATCAATTGTTCCTTTAATCTTTACACCATCTAAATCTTTTTCAAGTTGTAATTGTTGATTAATAATTAATACATTTTCTTCACGCTCAAACCAAGAGAGATTTAAATCCTCTGTGAGTATGCCAATCTGTACTGGTAGTACATGATCTAAATTGTCTGGTTCAATGCGACCTGTTTTAATCTTCCATAATTCTAGCCACTCCCCACGCATAATCTTAACTGCATCAGAGCCACCGATAAAACCTTTTCTATTCATAATATCCTCCATATTATATATTATTATTACATAACATCAGCAGTTGCAAGGGTTGTCATACGTTAATTAATCGTCTTTATTGGCGTATATTTAGTTCCAAAACAGGGGGGGTTATGGAACCCTCTTAACTTGGTACTGTTGCATTACTTCTTGTGCTATTCTTCTACGCTCTTCGAGGTTAGGTATATCTTTTTTTACCTCTGGTTCTTTTGGTATTACCTTAACTCTTGGCCTAGTTTTAATTATCATCTGTCGAATGAGTCCTTCGTTTGGTGTAGTCCTTGGGCTGTCAATGATATACTGTGCTATCGCTTTTGTTATTTCTTCCTTGCTGTATCCTTGCAACGCATCACACCATGAGTTCATGTATGCTTTGTAAACTTCTGGTTGCATATTAGTTACAAAGAATTTGTGTCTCATTACTGCAACTTGTACTGCTATCCAGTTCCGGTGTTCTTTTAATTCATCTTGTTCCATACTAAATCCACTTGTCTTGGTGTGTTTTGTTTGTATATTGCAGAGAGATGTAAGTTAACAATGCGTTTCTCCCTGTTCGTAGATTGTGACCCCTGCTTAGTTCCTCCATTCTAAGCAGGGCTTTCGCTTACAGCCTGTATTCTGCCACGAGTTTATTATCCCAACCTCTGCGAACATTCTCTCGTTGTATGTTCATACCTTGTTGCTTGAGATCATGGATTCTTGCTGACAATCTAAAGCAATTGTAATCATTGAGTGCTTCGATTGCCGTTATTGTTTTACCATCTTCAAGGTGTTTTCTTATCTGTTTTGTCTGTGAATCTGTCATTGTGTTAGTTCCTCCACTGTTGCATCTGATCCAAGATGTTCAAGTATTCTTTCATCTGAACCTACTGTAATTAGTGCTTCCCAACTGTTAATGGCTTCTACTTCTTCTTCGTATGTAAACGTTACTCTATATTTCTTCATCATACCCTCATACTACATTCATCAAAATCTGTGCCTAGTTCTTGTCTCCACTCCCAGTAATCTTCTATTGCCTTTTCTTTTAAACGAGCAAGAATAATAGGAAGCATTGCATTTTCATTGAACACATCAACAGTCTTTTTAGTTTCATCAATAGTATTTGCACCGAATGAAATCATCGTTAACTCTGGGTCTTCCTCCACTTCTCTATAATGGTAGTTCATTCGACCATCATCATCTAATCTAAACATAGCGTCATATGCTATATTATCTTTGCTAAAGAAAACGCAAAAGGTTTTGTCTGTGGTGGTAGTGGGTTTATATTCCACTACCTCCTTTCCTGTTATCACTTGGTTTAGTTGCTCTAATCCTTCTAACATTAGTTTGTTTGCTTCACTCATAGAATCCGTCCCTTTCTGCTTTTGCTTCCCAGTTCTTCAATGCTCTTTTCTTAAATTTCTCAGCGTCAAAGTTGGGGTTTGTTTTTGCTAATGAATTAGCCATGGTTTCTACATCGGTAGCCCACCCCAACAAAGGGGCGAACTCATCCGCTATAAATTCGAAGTGTTGTCTTGTTAGTTTCATTTAATAACCTCCAATGGAATAATTGCATATTGTCTGGGCGCAAATTCTTTATTTGCTTGATTGCATATTGTAGACGCAAATTTGTAATCATTAGTTGAATAAACGACGTGATTTGTTTTAATGTTTATAATATTGTATCTCACTTGATAACCTCCATTTGCTATACCACCTTATTAACACCTATTATGGGTGGTGTAAAGCATTATTATAGTTTCATAGAATCAACAAGTAACATTCTATTTATCCGAACTTAGAGA